AGGTAAAGGTTATGATGGTTCTACAGCATCAGGCACAATAGCTACATTTCAATTAACTTCAGCAAATGGTTATGGAACACCTTTAACTGAGTTACATGGTAAAACCAAAACGCCAATATTAAATTTAGATCAAGGCACAGCACCATCAACCACAACAGACCTTTTATATAACGTAGGCGGTACTTTATACTGGAATGGCTCTAGTGTTAATACAGGTGCAGGAGATATTACAGGTGTAACTATAAATACATCAGGTGGTAGTCTAACAGGCGGTGCTTCTTTTGCTTCAGGTGATGCTACATTTACACTAGATATAGGAACTACAGTAAGAGGTTCTAAAACATTTGATGATGATGTAGTTATTGAAGGCGATCTTACTGTTCAAGGTACTACAACAACTATAGATACAGCTAACTTAGATGTAAAAGACAAAAACATTACCCTTAACTATTCAACAGGTGATTCATCAGCTTCAGCTAATGGTGCAGGTATTACCATTCAAGATGCTGTAAGTTCTACAGAAGATGCTACCTTAACTTGGAACACAGCTAACGATAGCTTTAACTTTTCGCATCCTTTAAATGTAACAGGCAATATAAGTTCATCAGCAGATGTATCAGCACAAAGTTTTACTGCAAGTTCTTCAGGTTATGGAACTATAGAACTAGGCGGTGTTTCAGGTGCTTACATAGATCTAAAAAGACCAAACACAGATGATTTTGATTTAAGATTAATTACAACTGGAACTGGTGGTCAAATCAATGCATCAGCAGGTTCAATAGATTCACAGATAGCGAGTAGCACTTATCTATCTGTAAGCACATCAGGCATAGATGTAACAGGCGTAATAACAACAGATGGTCTTACAACAAGTGCTGATATCAATTTTGGCGATAACGACAAAGCCATCTTCGGAGCAAGTTCAGATTTACAGATTTACCATGATGGGTCTAATAGTTATGTAAATGATGCAGGTACTGGTGTTTTAAATATTCAATCTAATGGCACACAAATTAATTTACAAAAAGCTGATGGAACAAAAATGATTGAAGCCATTAATAATGGAAATGTTGTTCTATATTCAAATGGTGTTGAACGTTTAAGAGCAAATGGTACAGGAATAGACGTAACAGGAACAGTAACTGCTGATGGTTTGACTGTTGATGGTGATGCTTCTGTTATAACGCTGAATAATACTGATACCTCTTTATCTCTTGGACAAACACTTGCAGAAATAAAAATAAATCAAAATGATCCATCAGACCAAGGTGTTGGAACTGTTGCTTCTATTGAAATAGAAAACAGAGGTTCTATACAAGGTTTAGGTCAGTTTAATTTTAAAACTGGGTCAGCTACTTCATTATTAGATCGCTTAACTATAAGTGAAGGCGGAGACATCTCCTTCTACGAAGATACAGGAACTACAGCTAAACTATTTTGGGATGCTAGTGCTGAGGCTTTGGGTATTGGGACGACTAGTCCTGCATCTATATTACATCTTAGTGGTGATGCACCACTTATTACATCAACTGCAACTAATACTGTTTCAGGATTTAGGTTAAACATAATCGGTGGTGGTACACAATTATTAAGAATACAAGACGATGGAGCAAATGTAATGACCATTGATTCATCATCTAACGCTACCTTTGCAGGAACTATCTCTAGTGGAAATATAACTGTTAATGGAGATACAAGCGGTGCTGAAGGTGGAGAGATTTTCCTCACAGGCGCAGGTTCTAATGAAGGCATCAACATTGATAACTATAACGGAATCTTTCGTGTATTTGATGGTTCTGCACCACAAGTTAGACTTCAATTAGATACAAGTGGAAACGCTATCTTTGCAGGAAGTATCTCTGCATCAAATATTATAAATGGTTTAGCCTATCAAGTATCAGGAACAGAGGTTATTTCAAGCTCAAGAAACCTAACCAATATAGGAACTATTACTAGTGGTGCTATTACATCTAGTGGCAACCTTCATGCAGGAGATGGCACAAACATTAGCATGGATGCTTCTGCTAATGGACAATTAGAAGTTGATGGTAATGGTTATCAAGGTGCTATTGCTTTAGATGGCTCTGCTATGCATATCTATCACAATTCAAGTGCAAGGGATTTAGTTTTAGGTACAAATGAAACTGCAAGACTTACGATTGGTGGTGGAGGCACTTTTGATTTTAATTCTAATAATCTACAAAATATAGGAACTATCTCTAGTGGTGAACAAACGATAACTTCTAATACTTATACAAAAATCTATTCAAGCACTAACGGTGCTTCTTCAGGATTAAGGTTTAGTGACCATGCAGGTGGTAGTTATGCACAATATGGTGACATAAGATATTACCATGCTGATGGTTCATCTTATGGTTCAGGTAATGCTTTTGTATTTACTAGTAGCGAATCTACCGCAACCATACTTGCAGATGGCAAATTAATGTTCAAGGAAGGTTTGTATGTTAAACCTTTAAGTGGAACAGGATCAGGAACACAAATAATAAACTCCTCAAGAGCCTTCACTAATGTAGCAAGTTTAACACTTGATTCAAGCGGTACTTCATCAACTTTAAATTATGGTACTAATGGTTCAAGAACATTTACTAAAGATAATGCAGGTACTATTGCTTCACAATCAGGTTTTTTTGAGACTGCATCACCAAGCAACTATTATTCAGGTGCTTCTTCTTGGCAACATTTAATAGAAGCTAGACATAACAACAACGCCAACAACTATGCTATGCAAATTGCAGGTAGTTTTTTTGACCAAGATTTTTATGGTAGAAAAACTAATAACTCAGCAACTACAGCTTGGAAAAAATTTGCTATGCATGATACTGATGTTTCATTTGATGCTATCACAGTTGGTGCAAGTCATACTCTTGGTGATGATGGGCAAACAGATGATTTTATTATTAAGTCTTCTGAAGGCAACAATCTTATTTTTAAAGCAGGTGTTGACTCAGATTCACTAATATTTAAAACAACTAATACAGCTCTTACTATAAATCCTGAAGGCAAGATCACAATAGAAGAAGAGACCACTATTGATGATGATATTAATTTAAGTCTTTCTGGAAGCGTTAAGGGTAAGGTTGGTGTATCAGGTTCACTAGGCAATGATATATACATTGCAAGTGGTACTACAAGTAGTGCAGGACTTGGTCTTAGATTTATAGATTATACAGTAACAAATGCAGCTCTACCTTGTAAAGGAGATGGCTCTACTGTTGACGACACTATGGACTTAGGTAATTCAGGTGCTAGATTTGATGATATCTATGCAACCAATGGCACTATTAACACTTCTGATAGAAACGAAAAGCAAGACATACAAGCCTTAACAGATGCAGAGCAAAGAGTAGCCACAGCATGTAAAGGTTTAATAAGAAGATTTAAATGGCAATCAGCAGTAATACAAAAAGGCGATGATGCTAGATACCACTTTGGTGTCATAGCACAAGACTTGCAAGATGCTTTTACAGCAGAAGGATTAGATGCAAGTGACTATGGTATGTTTATATCTAGCACTTGGACTGATGATGATGGTAACGAGCAAACAAGACTAGGAGTTAGGTATAATGAACTCTTAGCATTTATAATATCAACTTTATAGGAGAAAAAAATGGCAATAACATTAACAAGAACAGTGCAAAGGATAGAAACCTATCCAGCAGTACCAGCAGAAGAGGGTGAAACAACTTATCCAACACTTATGGTGGTGTATAACGATGTATTTGATGACCCTGATGATGAGCAATTACCAGTAACAGCAACTAAAGTATCGCACTTTAGTCAAGGTGATGATGTTTCAGGTGAAGATCAATTAGTGCAAGATATTGCATCTGCAATATGGTCATAGGCCTAAATTTATATATAATAAAATTAAGTAATAATTATTAGGAGAGACAAATGGTTGAAGAGAAAAAAAACGTAATAATTACATATAACGATAGAGACTTTAAAGCAGAGGATTTATCAGAAGAACAGGCAAATATAGCTGGTAAACTAAATGCAGCACAAAGAAAGTTGCAAAGATTACAAGAAGCCTATGAAGATTATGTAATGACTGCTGATTATTTTGAAATAAATAAAAAAGCATTTGCAGACACAATAGAGGAAGATAAGGAAGATTAATGCCTAGAAAGACCGCCCAAGAAGTTCATGCATCTTTGCAAATACATGAGACACAATGTGCAGAGAGGTGGACTACAGCATTTAAGCATTTTGAAAAACTAGATGGTGATATTGCTGGTTTAAATAATTGGATAAAAGGCGGTCTAACTACAATAGTTATATCAATGCTATTGATTCTTTTAAAGGATTTTCTTATATAGATTATGATAGACAAACTTATTGAACCAGTAAGTCAGCTACTAGATAAGTTTATTCCTGATGCTGATACTAAACAAAAGATAGCACATGAAATTGCTACCATGTCACAAAAGCACATCCATGAGATTGCTAAAGCACAAATAGAAGTAAATAAAGCAGAAGCTAAAGGTACTTGGTTTCAATCATCTTGGCGACCAGCTACAGCTTGGGTATGTGTTGCGGGTTTTGCAGTAAACTTTCTTATCAGCCCTATAGCAACAGCTTTTGGAATCTACATACCCCAAGCAGATACAACAACTATGTTACCAGTACTTATGGGTATGCTAGGACTAGGTGGCATGAGAAGTTTTGAGAGGGTAAAAGGCGTAGGTAAGTAATGAGCCAAATAGCCAAAGTTGATGATAAATCAAGTTTAAACATATCTCTTAGTTATCTTCTGCAAATCATAGGTGTTTCAGCTTTAGCTGTATGGGGTTATGCACATACAACTGAAAGAATAGATTTTAATTTAAGAGAAACACAAAACCTAAGAGCCAATCAAAATAAATATATATTTCCTGATATAAGAGTGCTTGAAGAACAGGTGATAAAATTAGAAAAAGAAGTTATTATTTTAAGAACAGAATTAGAAGCATATAAGAGGACTAATAATGAAAATACTAAATAAAATCAAGAACACAGAGTTTTATAAAAACTGGGCAAAAGCATTTGCTGTTTGTTATCCTATGATGGTACAAGGCGATCTAAGTGCTTTAACCTTTACTCACTTTTGGAAAGCAAACATTACAGGAATTATTGCAGCTACTTTAGCTCTACTTACTAAAAATGCTCAATATCAAAAGTTTATGCAATACAAATATGCACCAGCGATTATCTTAGGTGTTTGTACTTTTGTAGCTGATCTTTTGGTGCATCCTACTCATTTTTATTCATGGTATTCAGAAGCATTACTAACTGGTGTTGGTGCTGGATTACTATCAGCATTTTTTATAAGGAAGCCTTATGTACGATAAAGTAAAAGACATGCTAATAAGGCATGAAGGCTTAATGTGTACTCTATATCAATGTAGTGCTGATAAAACTAGCATAGGCGTAGGCAGAAATTTAACAGACAATGGCATATCAGAAGATGAAGCTATGTACCTATTAGAAAATGATATAGATAGAGTTATTAAAAACTTAGATAAACATTGGGCAGTTTGGCGTAGCTTTCCTGAAAAAGCACAAATGGTTTGCATAGACCTAGTGTTTAATCTTGGCATAAATGGTTTTATGAACTTTAGAAGAACAAGAGCCTTGATGGAAATGGGAATGTGGTTAGAAGCATCAGAAGAGCTTTTAGATTCTCGTTATCATGTGCAACTACCAAATAGATCATCCTACAATTCAAGACAACTAGCACTTTGTACTAAAGATGGCAAACAAAACATCGGAAGATCATCAAAGTAATTCAAGACTTGGTGCTTTGGGTGAATCCTTAGTACAAACATTCTTATTAGAATATGCTGACTTTGTTTATCCAACGCAAGACAAGCACCCAGCAGATATCCTAGCTGAGATAAATAATGCAAAATACACAATACAAGTTAAAACAAGAAGAGAGTCAAGACAAGGCAAATATACTTTTGCATCTGAAACATCAAGAGCAATGTCAGAGATTTATAAAAACTATCATTGTGATATTCTTGCTTTTGTTTTCTTCAGCCAAGAACATAAGCGAATTCTCTTCAAGCCAAATACTACTTCGCAAACTTACTTTACCTTTGATAAAAAGATAATCACCCCAACCCTAGAAATAGATTCCCTACAAGAAACCTTAGATACACTTAGCCAAGTGCCAGTATTAAACCCTTTAAAATAAATACTTGCTTTTTATATTTTTATGAATTAATATTTATATATTAATTAAATAAGGAGTTAGTATGCAAACAAACGAAGTAACATTTAACATAGTGGGTGCAGGTCAAATTAGACTACCTAAAAGAGAAATAAGAGGTTATTACAAAAACCTTTTAACTGGAGACACTTTAGTCCAAGTTGGCAATGATGAGCATAAGGTCAGAGAGTCTTTGACTGAGATAGCTTACCTTATGGGTATAGTGCAATGATAGAAGAGTTAAAAAAATACCAGTCTGAGCAACGTGGCAAAGCATGGGTGTTTAAAGATATACCAAACAAAGACTATCATGCAGGTGTTGGTGTTAGCAGTAGTTTTATCAGAAGGTTTGGCGAATCACAACTACATGCAATAAAGCATCAACAAGAAACAACACCAGCGATGCGATTTGGAACTGCTGCTCATTCACTGCTTGTAGAAGGTCAGGAAGCCTTTGACAAAGAAGTATGGGTCATGAGTGGCTCACCCTACACAAAAGCATATAAAGAAGAAAAGGCTGAACAAGAATTATATGGTTATATAGTGTTACATGAAGATGTTGCAAGTACTATTTTTAGCATGAAAGAGAACATGATTTATGAAGGTAATGCCTATCTTGATGCTAAGGGTAAAGTAGCTGAGAGTAGTTTCTATTGGTATGAAGATGATGTGTTATGTAAGTGTAGGCCTGATTTGATATGTCCACCTTTAGATAATACTGATTCTAAAGATGAGATAGTTATAGTGGATTACAAAACTACTCAATCAGTTGAACCTTATTCTTTTGCAATGTCAGTTAAGAAGTTTAGGTATGATCTACAAGCATCTTATTATAGGCGTGGTATGGAAGCTGCTGGATATAAGGTAACTGACTTTATGTTTGTTGCCCAAGAGAAGACTTATCCTTACGCATCTAAAGTATTCAGAATGACTAAAGATCAGATGGACTTTGGTTGGTCAATCATGGAGAGCTATCTAGAGGACTTTAAAGAATACAAAAAGGGCAAAACATTGAGTATTTATAATAGTCCTAATGTTATTGATTTGGTTTTATGAGTATTTATAAATTTACTTTAGTTAGTTTTGTTTGGTTTTTAAAACTTACTAAACAACACCTTTTTATTTATAAATCATTAAAGAATCCTAGAAATGGAAAGTATTATAAATTTGAAGTAAGTCTTATTTATAGAAATTGGTATATATATAAAGAAAGAATGAAGGATAAGCCTACTACATATAGAACTTTAGCAAAAAAATTTAATAGGTCAGATAACATGATATGTCTAAACTTTGCAAAAACTTTACGCAGAATTCGTGGCGTTCATAAATTTGGTTTGAAATTTTGCGGAATAACAATTATAAGAAAAAGTAAGGGCAAATAAGATAATGAGAGTATTAGAGTATAGTATGGAGAGTTTATCCTTTGCCCTTAACAACAGTATAAGGTTTTTGGAGAAAGATGTAATAAAGTCTTTGCTTTATTATCAAATTAATTTTAATATAAATATGGAGAGTCGAAACAATGGATGAAATAATAAAAAAAGCACTTTGGATTCCTGAAGAGCTACACAAAGACATAAAAATCTTTGCAATACAAAACAACTTAACAATAGAGCAAGCCAGTCAGATGCTAATTAAACTAGGCATGGTGACTTATGAAGCTGAAAAGAACAATGACTCAGTATAGCGATATAGTTGAAACGCAAAGATTAAAGCTGAATAAGCAGAAAGATGAATGGTATATCCACGTTAATAATGGTGCTGGTTATACTGAAGTAAAACAAGGTGACACATTGACTATTACTTATCATGCTACTGGTAAGAAGGAGATTTTTATAGATGCCAATTAACAGTAGAACAAAAGGTGCTGCATTTGAGAGAGTGATAGTTAAAAAGATTAATACTTATCTTGCATCTAAAGGTAGCACCAAGACTGTTAAAAGAAACCTAGATCAGTATCAAACTAAAGGAATGGCTGATATTTACTGGGATAACTTGGCAATAGAATGTAAAAGATACAAAGGTAATCGCAAAAGTGATGTATTTAAAAACGACTGGTGGAATCAAGCGGTAGAGAGTGCTGCTGATAATTTAATACCAGTTTTAATTTATAAGTATGATAGGCGTAAGATTATGTGTGTAATACCTCTATATTTAATGGAGAGTGGGTATAAAAAGAATTGGGAACAATACTATATGTGTCCACTATCTGAAGTATGTGAGAGGTTAGATGAAGTCGTACAAAAGGCGAATGGACTTAAATAGCTATTTATTTGAGGAAGATTTTGAAGAGTTTTGTAGGAATTCCTACAATAAAATCCAAGTTGCATGTGAGTTCTTAGGAATCATAAACGATGAGGATTATCAGGGTTTTAAGGAGAGATGTTATTCACAACTTGAAACTGATTATATAAACAGTATCGAAGATTTAACGATACATTAAATGGAGAAAAATAATATGAGTATTCTTGGAGGTATGGGAAATACCGAAAATAAACAGCAAATCTACTTAGGATTCAAAACAATGGGTCAGAGGTTTTATGCTAATGGTGAAACTGAGGTTGATGTTAAATATCTACAGCTAGACCCTGAAACTTTTAAATCAGGATGGGGTAGATATACAAAGGCCGATGGTTTTCAATACAAATGGGACGCTAAGTTTGGTTCAGTTGAGCCTAAACCTGATGAAGATTGGAAAAGAGCCTTTTCATGTTGGGTAATGCCACATGGTGCAGAGCATGCTTATCTATGGCAAAGATTTACTTTTGCTGAATCAAGTGCTTTTGATAGCATTTTAGACTTGTTTTGGAATGATAGAGCTAACAATGTAGGCAAGTTGCCAGTTGTAGAGTTTACTGGATCAGAAATCATACAGGTTGGCATGGGTAGTTCATCAGAGCTTTCATTTAAGTTCAGTAAATGGGCAGATAGATTTGATGGCAATGCCATACCTGATTGGTATATAGACCCTGATGCACCAACAGACGATGATGATGGTTTTGTATCACCAAATGAAGGTCTTGCAGATAAAGTGAATGACATGATAGTAAAGACATCTGAGCTATCTGACGATGATATTCCTTTCTGATGCAATCTGTTGATTGGGTAAAAATAGCACCTGAAGTTGCCAAGCAACTTTTAGGTGAACCAAGGAGTATCTCATCTACAGAAATGAGATGGGGTACTCATCGCAGTATGGTTCTTAACCTTGAAAAAGGTACTTTCTATGACTTTGAAGATGGCGTAGGCGGTGGAATCATAGATTTAATAAAACATATGAATCAAGATGTTAATACAGTTTTAAAACAGTTTGGTTATGATCAAGCATTGTCCACTGACTCCTTACTCAGCGTTAGTGTGACTCCCCCAAATGGCACTAACAAGGGCAATGCAAGATCATTTGATAGAAAACAGATGGGTAGACTTTTGTCTGAAGCATCTGTAGCGGTGCAGTATGCAGTAGATTTTTGGGTTATGAGGTTTCCTGATGGGCATAATATTAGACAAAAATACGCACCCTTTACAAAGAACGCAGATGGTTCTTGGTCGTTAAAAAGACCTGAAGGTTTAATGCCTTTATATTACAAAGCAGAACATACAGATAAACCTATAATTGTATCAGAAGGCGAAAAGGCCATGAGAGGTGCAGAGAAGATATATGATGGCGACTGTGCAACGTGGCATGGTGGCGTTAATAGTTGGAAAAAGTCTGACTGGTCGCCTTTGTATGGTAAGGAAGTTTGGATATTTCCTGATAACGATGAAGCAGGGTTAAAGTGTGCTAATGAAATAGCAGATATGTTAACTAAAAATAAATCTACAGTTAAAGTAGTAACTCCACCATCACATTTTGAACCTAAAGATGATTTATGGGATGCACATATAAGAGGTGATTTTCCAACGTCAGGTGATTTGGTGACATACATAGAAGGTATGGATGAATTTAAAGAGATAAAAGCACCAAGAGCCAGTCTATATTTCCAAACAGTTGATGAGATTATGTCAAACATAACCGAGCCTGATTGGTTGATAGACAAATGCATAGAACGTGGCACAGTAACATCTATATTTGGTGCAGCTAAAAGTGGTAAGTCATTTATAGCTATTGATATGGCATGTGCTGTTGCATCAGGAAGGACTTTTTATGGTTATGAAACTAAACCAGCTACAGTGCTTTATTTGGCGGGTGAAGGTTTTACTGGAGTGGGTCGGAGAATAAAAAGCCATGAGCAACATCACGACTACAGTTTAAAGAATAAGCCTTTATTAGTTAGTAATAGAGGTACAAGAATTGGTGATAATGAAGATTTTAAAAATCTACAAGAGGTTTGTAGAAACATAGAAAAAGAACAAGGTTCAATAGGAATGATTATTGTGGACACTTTGGCTAGAAACTACGGTCTTAACGAGAACAGTACTGAGGATATGAATAAGTTTATACAGCATATAGATGATTTAAAAGAAGAATTTAATGCATCTATTGTTATTGTGCATCACACTGGACATGGTAGCGGTGCAAGATCAAGAGGAAGCTCAGTGTTACCTGCAGCATTAGATTATGAGTTTAAGGTAGATAGAGATAAGAATAGTGATGATGCAGCTATGTTAGTTAATTTAAAGCAAACATTAGTAAAAGATGGTACGCCTATTGATGAAATGTATCTTAAATTTCAAGAAGTAGAGCTAAAAGGGTTTAAGGGTGTTACATCAGGATTATTGTTAGAAACTGATGAAAAGCCTAAATACACTACATGGACGCCAACAAGAAGGGAAACAAATAAAGCAATAGAAGATTATCAGTTAGAAAAGAATCCAAAAAGTCCGAGTGATGTTTGGGTCAAAGCACCTATATTAGCATCAATGTTAAATATAATTGATAAAACTGCTACAACTAGGCTAAGGGATTTATACAAAAATGATTTAGTTCATTATCATGAAAAAAAAGGTTATCAATCTAAAAGGTGGGATAATGAGTTATATTAATTGGATTGGTTTTGGATTGGTTTTGGACTGTTTTTGGATTGGTTTTAGTGCCAAATTACCCAAAAGTTGGATGGATTGGTTTGCTTTTTATAAGCAACCAGTCCCAATCCACTTATAATTCACAAAATGAGACCAATCCAATGAAAACATATTTAGATGAAACTTTAGATACAAAATTAAAAGAATTAAGAATTTATGAATCTGAAACATACGAGAGGTGGGGTAGTAGAAAAAGAATATTTAAGATGGTTGGTGTTAATTTTGAAATTAAATTTTGTAGAGCTGAAATGTTATTAAAAGATACATTACATGATGCTCATGCAAAAAAGAAAATACAAATGGTTGAAATGATGCATAGAGCTTTTGATGCACTTAATAAGAAATGTGAAGAAAGTGGTTATATGAGAATACAACCTAATACAAGATGTTTTAACTTTGATAAGAAAACAGCAATTGTTTGTGATACCGATGATGAGAAGCCAATCTTAAACAAGATACATAAAGATGAGCCTGACATGATGATCTTTAGTGTAGAGGAATTACTTAGATGCATCCCATCAGACTTTATGAAAGCAAAAGAGTTGTTGTCTAAATTAGATAAGACTGTAAATTTTGCAAGGATAAGTTATGACTAAATGGCATGGTGGTAAGGGTGATAAAAGAAGACCTGAAGATACAAAGAAATATGAAGATAACTATGAAGCTATCTTTGGTAAGAAAAAGAAAAAGAAAAAGAAAGATGATAGGAAAAGCAATAGATAGATTTTTAGAGTGGTCGTTTCAGAACACAGAAGATAAATTAACTAAAAGGAGTAAAATAAAAATGAGTATTATGAAGAAAAAACATGACCCAGTATCAGCACCTCTGCACTATAACAATGGAACAGTAGAGTGCATTGAGTACATCAAACAACAACTAGGCTCAGAGTTTCCTAGTTATTTAGAAGGTTCAGCTATTAAGTACATACACAGACATCGTATGAAGAACGCTAACATACAAGACTTACAAAAGGCTAAATGGTATATTGATAAGTTAATAGCACATTACGAGGAACTATGACTATATCTATAAAGATTAAAACAAACGAAAGAGAAGTTAAGAAAAAACTTAATCTCTTTAATAGAAAACATGCACCTAAAGCTATGGCTAATGCAATTAATAATGTAGGACATAAAGTTGTAAAGGCAGAGGTTGCACAACTTAAAAAGAAATTAGATAGACCAACGCCATTCACAACTAAATCTATTGTCATGCCTAAGAAGTTCCAAGCCAAACCCAATGACTTAGCAGCGTTAGTATTTGTTAAAGACATTGCAGCTAAGTATCTTAGATATGCATATAGTGGTGGTGTTGAAAGGGCAGAGAAAACATCAATGCTTGTACCAGTAACATCTGCTGGCGGTGAAAGACTAAACAAGTATGGAAACATAATAGGTTTGAAGTCTAAGAAAGTAGATTCACCAAAGAACATTACGTTTGCGAACGATGCCTTGTGGAAGAATCAAGCAGGTGGTAAAAGAAAACTATTAGCAGTTGCTAAACCATTTGTGCAACACAGAAAGATATTAGATTTTTTTCAGATAGCTAAGAGTGTTGTCAACAGCACATATAAAAAAGAGTTAGACAAAGAGATAAGAAAGGTAATGAGCAAATGAATAGGTTCTTACTAGCAGGAGAACGCATCGAAGGTTGCGATTTTTTTATTTTTCTAGAAGAAGG